TCAGCAGTGCTGAAGTCTGACCTGCCACCGAGCGAAAAGCTTGTGGCAGTGGCTCTGGCTGATATGGCAAACCTCGAAACGGGTGAGTGCTGGCCTACCTATGAAACGATCTCGGAAAGAGCATCTTTCTCAAAGCGCCATGCACGACGTTTAGTGCGCAGCCTTATCGACTCGCAAGTGGTTTCAATAGTTGGGAAGAAGCCTTGCCAGAACGGTGCGGTGAATATCTACCGGGTGAATCTTGCCTCATTGACAGGGGGGTCGGTCTCGACCTCCGAAGAGTGTCCACCCGTGTCCCCCAGAACCGTCAATAAACCGTCAATAAAAAATAATAAGGGAAAACGATGTCCACCGGACTTTTTCCCAAGTGACGAACAGGTGTCCCGGTTGGCCATCAAGTACCCAGACCTAGACCTGAGAGACGAACTCGAAGCGATGAAAGATCACGAGTATGCCCAGCCGAAAAAAGACTGGGAAGCGTGCTTCCGAACGTGGTGCAGAAACGCAGATAAATACCAGCAAAGAAACGCTGGGAATCATCAAACAAATTCAAACAAAGGTTTAAGGAATGAAAACACTAAAAGGAAACTCAGCCCTCTCGAAGAGCAAAGTGAGCGTATTCGAGAAAAATATGGAATCGACGGCGGAAGCCCGGGCGGACAAGTTGTGGTTTGAGCTAACTGCTATGTATGGCCGGGGGTTCTTAACGATGGAAGGAAGAGAGCCGAGCGGCAAGTGGGTAAGAACCGTTGCGAAGCTCAGTGATCGTCAGCTAAGCAGGGCGCTTCTCAACTGTGAGGATGACATCAAGAACAAGATGCGGGAGGGCAAGGCATCTTATCCGCCGAGTTATGTGCAGTTTGAGGGGTATGCCTCAATGCCTCGCAGTGACGACCCCAAAGAGCTTCCTTATGCCACGGGAATTAGTCCGGGTATGCGGCATTCAGCACGCCTTTACGGCGTAGATATTGCGGGCAAAACCGAAGATCAGGTTAACCAAGAGATTTGGGAAAAGGGGCAAATTCAGCGTAACGGAGGTGTGTAGTTATGACTCCAGAACAAGCATATGACCGGATAGCTCACAGCAAGATGACTTGGGCGATTTTTCTACAGGGTGATCGTTCAAAACTGGAAGAGATCGTTCTGATTCGTGTCAGGGATAGCGAGTCCCGACTGAGAATCAAAGAGGCAAGTGAGGCTGTTCAGGAGTTGTTTCTTGGTCAGATTACCGATGCTGAGCTTCGGGAGTTGGGAAAAGCGGCATTTGTCGAAAAAGTTAAACGCAAACAACTGGAGCGACTGCCAAAGCTACCTCCCGGATGGCGACCGTTGCCGGATGAGTGTGTGAAAGAGTGGAAGACGATAAAGCGGCGGCAGAAGGATAGGGAGCGGGCAGTGCGTTACAGACTTAAAAAAACATACGGTGAGGATAAATAGATGAGTGCGGCAAATGGGCGTGACGGTTCACGAGATAATGGAAGTAATAGACAAAATGTTGGGACTCATATGAGCGAGAAAGAAGTGGCTAACGAAACCAGCGAACACAGCTACAAGACGAATATCAGATATGGCTCTAAGCCGACACTCGGCCAGCTTCTAAGGCTGGAGATGATGGAGTCTGAGCTGAAGAAGACTAACTACGCGAAAAGCTACGTTGAGTACCTGAGAGAAGAAATGATCCTTGCATTGGAGGAGCTTCACTACCGCCGAGGGGTGATGAAGCTGGCATCCGACTGCATCAAGCTTGATGACGTCGATTTCGCAGAGCGTGTATTGGATGACTCGCTGGACGCAATGAAAGAATACGAGTTGGTAGATGACGATAAATAAACGACTTTCAGCACCGTTCAGGTTCAAGCAAGAGAGCCTGTCTGAAGACGGAACAGTTACGGGCTATGCCTCTACGTTCAATGACAAGCCGGACGCTTACGGGGATGTGATAGCACCGGGTGCATTCAAGCACTCGATAGCTATGCACAGGGCGGAACACTCAATGCCTGCCTTGCTTTGGCAGCATGACACTACCCAGCCCATTGGCGTTTGGCAGAGCATGGAAGAAGACGCTCACGGCCTGAAGATGACCGGGAAGCTGACCATTGATACCCAGAAAGGCGCAGAGGCATTTGCTCTGCTCAAAGACGGTGCAATCAATGGCCTGTCTATCGGCTATCACGTTAAGGACTATGAACGGGATGCGAAAACAGGCATCACAACATTGACCGATATTGATCTATGGGAGGCGTCGCTGGTGACGTTTCCCGCAAACCCCTCAGCACGGGTAACTGATGTGAAGAGCATCACCGAGCGAAAGGAGTTTGAAGCTTTCCTCCGGGATTCAGGTTTTGCGAGGCGGGCAGCTTCCAAGATTGCGAGTAACGGTTGGCGCGCTATCCGTGAGAGTTCTCAGGATGCGGCGTTAGAGGAACTGGTGAGCGCGGCGAAAGACTGGCGCTCTGAGTTAAAACCTTTACGGAAATAATTATGCAAGTGGAAGAAATTAAAGACGTCCTGTTGGATGTTAAAAATGAAGTGACCGAAGAGCTTAACGGCGTTAAGTCCCGGTTAGATACTTTGGAGGTAAAGCCTAATGGTGCTTTCGGAAAGACTGACGAATCTGAGCTTAGTGCCTTCAAAAACTATATGGCTACAGGAGACGCTGGTGATCTGGAGGCCTTGGGTCACAAGTCCGTCAGCATTGGCGTTGCTGCTGATGGTGGTTATGCAGTTCCTGAAGTAATCGACCAGGCTATCGACAAGCAACTGCTTGAGATGTCGCCTATCCGTCGCATTGCAAGCGTGCGCCGCTTTACCGGCCCGGGCTTCTCTGACTACAAGAAACTGATTAACACCCGTGGTGCGAGTTCTGGTTGGGCTGGTGAGACTGATGCTCGTTCAGAGACTGATACACCGACATTGCAGGAAGTCTCTCTGACGTCCGGTGAGCTGTATGCAGAACCACGCACTACACGCTGGGCATTGGAAGACGTGATGTTCAATGTGGGTGGCTGGCTTGCTGATGAAGTCTCTGAGGAGTTTTCGTTTCAGGAAGGCTCTGCATTCATCAATGGTAACGGTACGAATAAGCCTACTGGTTTCCTCTCAGGTACACCGGAAGCCACAGGTGATGGTGACAGTCCTGCGCGACCTTTCGGCACGCTGGAGTTCATCGAGGCATCTGGTGACAACGTCACCCTGACATCTTGGGATGACAGCCTATACGCGATGATGGATTCGCTTAAATCAGGCTATCTGTCTAATGCCGTTTGGGTGATGAACAAACGCACCAAGACTGATCTGCTCAAGAAGCAGAATCTGAACGGTGAGTTTATCTGGCAGCCAAGCATTGTTGGTGGTGCGCCGGATCGCTTGTTTGGTTATCCGGTTGTGATTGCTGACGAGATGCCTGACATCGGCACAGATACCTTCCCGATTGCGTTTGGTGACTTCCGTCGCGGCTATCAGATCATCGAGACACCGACTGTGGTGCTTCCTGATCCATACACCACGAAGGGCTTTGTGAAGTACTACACCGCTCGCCGTGTGGGCGGCAAGGTCACTAACAGTGAGGCTATCAAGCTTCTGAAAACAACTGCTTAGTTGAGGTCTGCTATGAGTTCATTCCCATTCGTCTCATAGCGACGCGGCAGCCCCTTCTTTCCTTAGGGGGTTGCCGCACTTTTTTTCGGAGTATCTGTGCTTAAAACACTCAAGAACATCTTAGGCAAGAAAGACACCATAACGACTAGCCGCGAGTTGGCGTTGTCGCTGGGTTTGATTGGTTTGGACTCAAGTTCAGGTCAGCCAGTGAATGCGGCTACGGCATTGAATCAGTCGACGGTCTATTCCTGTATCCGGGTGCTGACTCAGACAATCAGTTCGCTCCCGGTGCATATCATTCGCTCAGACGGTGAGACACGGGAAAAGGTGGATAACCATTCATGCCGGAATATCCTGTCTCTGAAGCCCAATGCGTGGCAGACAGCACAGCAGTTCTGGGCAATGCAGATCGGACACCTTCAGCTACGCGGTAACGCATACGCTTTGATTGATCGTCGCCCGGGCGGTAATGAGATTCGGTCACTGATACCGCTCAATCCTGATTCGGTCAGTGTTGAGCAGAACGATGATGGAACGCTCACCTATAAGCACCGGGTCAACGGTCAGTCGGTGGTCTATTCGCAGGAGCAGATATTTCACCTGAAGGGCTTGGCTCTTGATGGCGTGCGTGGTCTAAGCCCGATTGAGGCACAGCGTGATTCTATCGGTCTGGCAAAAGCTCAGGAGTCACACGGAGCGGCACTGTTTAGAAACGGGGCAACACCTTCAGGTGTATTCCATACGGACAGCACGCTCTCTGATGAAGGATATGATCGCTTGAAGGAGAATCTTGAGACGTATCGCGGGGCGGCTAATGCACACCAGACAGTGATACTGGAAGACGGTCTGAGTTGGCAGCAGTTGAGTATGACTAGCGAGGATTCACAGTGGCTCGGGTCGCGTGCATTCCAAGCGCATGAGATATGCGGCATCTATGGCATACCCCCGTGGAAGGTCGGCCTGATGGATAAGGCGACGTTCAACAACACCGAGCAGATGCAGCTTCACTTCGTGCAGGAGTCTGTTACACCGTGGCTGGTGAACATGGAGCAGACAGCCTCTACACAGCTTCTGACGCGCTCGGAACTGGAGCAGGGCTACCGGGTTAAGTGGAGCGTTGAGGGGCTGCTCAGAGGCGATGTGAAGACACGCTTCGAGGCATACCGACTCGGTATTGATATGGGCGTCTACTCACCCAATGAGGTGCGGTCACTGGAGAACTTGAATCCGGTCGATGGTGGTGACACACGTCGCCAATAATTATTTAGCGAGCGTTTACAAGACCGAGCCGCCTCTATTTTTCATGTGTTGGCGCATCAATAATTTGAGTTAAAGGAATTTATGAAATGCCACAAATCGCAAAACCGAAGATTGTCAAAACCCTCTCGGGCACTCAAAGGCCGGATAGAGAAGCCCCGGAAGTGTTGGGGGAGGGTAAGCCTCCGGAATGTCCTCACTGGCTGCCTGAAGCAGCGAAAGGGCACTTTAAGAGTACGGTAGACCGACTATTAGAGCTTGGCGTAGGCATTGACCCTTTGGATCAGAATGCGCTCGCTACTTACGCTAATTTATGCGGGCGGCAAGAGGAATGCCCCGAAGCAATTACAGCATCAGAAATTGCTCAGATGCGCACATTTTGGAAGGAATTCGGGCTGACTCCAGCTTCGCGTGATCTGCTTGGAATCAATGCAAGGCAGAGGCGGCCTAATAAGTTTGACTAGGTTACACTTTCTGCTATTGGTTTGAGCGGCTAGCGCAGTCTCTAGAGATCGGTGAAGCGCGCGGATGACGTGCTTTCCGTAAGCGGAAACCGCTGTATGGTCGCATTATGGGCGGGTTAGAAGTGCCTCATATAATAAGTGTCTAGCGCGTTTGCTGAGAAGTGTCACCCTTGACAATTGTAATATCGCTATTGTCGCGGGGGTCAATAAGGGTTACGATGCGCGCATCAGGTTGTGGCAGGGCCTGTGCAACAGGGTTTTGAATGTTCAAAACATGCTGTTTTTCAAAGGGTTTTATTATCCAATTACTGAGAACTAATTCACACTAAGTACGGTCTATAGACTGTATGTTTTAGTGACCCTTACGGAGAAGCCTCAGGGGATTTAAGGAAATGAGTGAACGATTAACACAGATAGAGAACCAGCTGAAAGAACGCGGCGTTACAGACGTTAAGTTTTTCTTCCCGAATCCGTCGTTGCCTGTTGGCGATGTGCGTAATGCTGCTGCCGATTTGCTAGAAGCTTTCGTG